CACAACTATTGAGACATTCTCTGAGTTGGTGCTGACTGATAAACTGACTGTTATCGGTGGTGCATCTAACCAGTTGGAATCTGTATTCTCAGGTCCTGTAACCTTCCAGAAGAAGATTACATCACAGGATCAGATTCAGACTCTTAACTTCACACTGTCCAACGATGATGGCACGGTGCTGAGAAACATTCTGATGGCACCTGATGATGGTAGTGGCAACCCTGATGTTGATGCTGGTGAAGCATTTAACACTGGTGATCTTTGCTATAACGTTGACTGGACACCTGGCACATTCCTGGGTTGGATCTATGACAACGGCATTTGGTATAAGTTTGGACTGAGTGATACTGGTCCTATCACCTCACAAAGATTCAGTGGTGATACACATTATGGTGTTGGAATTGCCCCTAATGCCAATAATAGAATGAGAATCTCTGGCAACACAGAGATTACTGGCAACCTTGATGTCACAGGTAACTATGGTTGTGCCGATAAATACTCACTGGCAACAGGTGTTGGTAACGGTAACAATGGTGTGATGTATACTGGTAACGGTAGCACTACATCATTCGCAATCTCACCTGGACATAATCAAAATTCTGTCCTTGTATTCCTGAATGGTGTTTGCCAGCGTCCTGGCACTGACTACACAGTTACTGCTAACGCAGTTGACTTCTCAGTCGGCACAACACCTCAGAATGGTGATAACATTATGATCCGTGAATTGGTTATCTAAAAATAAATAGTTAAACTCTTAGAGGGATCGAATGTCTACCAAAATCATAGGCAACCAGATTGATGCAGCAACCCGTGCTATTATTGAAGCATTGGATGTTACAGAGCAGATCAATTTGCCTGCTCTAAATCAATCTGCTATCAATGCGTTAGGCACTCCTGCATATGGCACACTGGTGTATAACACCACTGAAGATATGGCACAGATCTATCTTCAGGATGCACAGGCAGGTGTCCCTGGTTGGGATGATGTTGGTGGCGGTGGTCCCTCTGTTGGTGAGAATTCCATTATCAGGACTAATGGAAACTTTATCAACCAAAATATCACTGTTGGTGTAAGTGCTAACGGTGGTGAAGAGTTTCGTAATGGATTTACTGCTGGTCCTGTAGAGATTCAAAACGGATATACAGTTACCATTGAGAATGGTGCGTCGTGGTTCTTACTTGGTGGTGAGGATAATGACGTTGGTGAAGGTCAGGTGATGCAGTTGAGATATGCACAAACACCTGCTACTCGTTATCTGATTAGATCACAAAACCTTACTGCTATTCCTAACCTGGAAGTTACAATCCAACCATCACATACGAATTCAAAGATTCTGTTGATGGCAATGATTAACTCTAATGCTACCCATGTTAATACTATGGGTTTCCTTAGAAACAATAGTATTTTGACGGATGGTGTTCCTGGTAATAGCAACGTCAGTAGTGGTAGTGTCATGACAAGATATGAAGGTGACTCCACTGAATCGCACCTGAGAAATAGTTTCCTCATGTATATGGATCATCCTAATACAACTAATCCATTGACATATACTGTAGGTGCATCATCTTCTTGGAGTGGTAGTTTGTATAATCTTTATATCAATGATAGAAGTAGCAATGATATGAGATGTATCAGTAATTTGATTGCAGTTGAAATTAGAGGATAAACTATGTGGTCTGATGATGTGAAAGCAGAAGCAATTGCTCGCTGCTCCGATAACAAGGGTTTTATCATGGAAGATGGGAATCTTTCTACAGTTAGATTCCCCGACCATCCAGAATTTCCAGTCCCAACGCTATCACGTCTTGAAGCAATGTGCGACGTGGTGCAAAAAGAATGGAAAGCAATTCCTAAGAAACCAACTATTGAAGAGCAGTTGGAATATCTGTGGCATGACATCAATAACAACTCACTAAATAAGGGTGGGACGTTTTATCAGTTGATGAGACCACACTTACATAAATAATCACACGGACGATTGTAAAATCAAATGGCACAGTTAAACATTGGAGCGATTAAAGATCTTGGAGGTATTGGTGGTTTTACCTTTTCTTCTGGTGGCATCACTGCCAATGGTAACCTGACTGTTACTGACCTCGTTGTTGATGGTAACATCTCAGGATCATCTAACTATTTGATTCCGAATCCCTCAGGTAATAACCAAAAGTATCTGGGCACAAATGGTAGTAATCTTCAATGGACTGAGTTGAGTATTGCTGCTGGTGTTAGATCTATGCAGGTCTGGACATCTAATGGCACCTGGAGCAGACCTAGTGGTGTAAAAACCATCATGGTTACTGTTACTGGAGCAGGTGGTGGTGGATCAGGATTCCAAGAATCTGGTGGTGCTGGAGGCACATCACAACGTCAAGTTGATGTTACAAACGTTTCGTCAGTATCTGTTACCGTAGGTAATCCTGGCGGTGGCACAAATTATTCTGGATGTGGTGGTAATGGTAACTCCTCTAGTTTTGGTGGTTACTGCTCAGCATCTGGTGGATATGGTGCTAACTGTAGACAACAGCACTCAGGTGGCATTGGCGGCAATGGATCTGGTGGATCTCTGAATGTCTACGGTGGCGGCGGTGGTGGTCACGGATCTCACTATTCGTATGGTAACCACCATGCTGGTACATCCTATTGGGGTGGATCACAACCATCATCTCACGGTCAGTCCAACTATGCCCACAGACACCAATCCCACGCAGCGTGGGGTGCAGGTGGTAATGGTGCTCAGCACGGTAACAGAGGTGCTAGAGGACGTGAGGGTGTAGTGGTTGTTCATGAATTCAGAGGATAAATAACTAAAAAGATACGCTCATGTCACAGATTAAAGTATCATCAATCAGAGACCTTACTGATGCCACAGGATTTTCATTCTCAGGTGGTGGTGTCTCTGCTCTGGGCACACTGACGGTATCTAATATCAACATCAGTGGCACTATTCAGGGTCAGTCTAGTTATATCATTCCCCCTCAAGCAGGTAACGCTGGTAGAGCACTTCAATCCACTGGTAGTGGATTGCAATGGGCAGATGTAGCATCAGGATCTGGTATCAGATCTATGCAGGTGTGGACATCTAATGGCACCTGGACTAGACCTACTGGTGTTAAGTCTATTGTTGTGCAGGTTGTTGGTGCTGGTGGTGGAGGATCAGGATTCTCTGAATCTGGCGGTGCTGGTGGCATGTCAGAGCGTGTAATTGATGTTACTAATGTCTCTTCAGTTTCTGTTACTGTAGGCAACCCTGGTGGTGGCACTAACTATTCAGGATGTGGTGGTGGGGGTAACTCATCATCATTCGGTAGTTATTGCTCTGCTGGTGGTGGCACTGGTGCTAATTGTCGCCAGAGTCGTGCTGGAGGTGTTGGTGGTAACGGATCAGGTGGTAACCTGAATGTGTATGGTGGAGGTGGTATGGGACATGGATCTCACTATTCCTACGGCACACACTCATCAGGCAACTCATACATGGGTGGATCACAACCATCCTCGCACGGTCAATCAAACTATGCACACCGTCACCAGTCCCATTGTGCATGGGGTGCTGGAGGTAACGGAGCACAGTATGGTGATCGTGGTGCAAGAGGTCGTGAAGGTGTAGTTGTTGTCCAAGAATACTTCGGTTGATAAATACATCTAAGGAAGGAATTATCCAATGAGCGTCTTAAAAGTATCGTCAGTTAAGGACCTTGCAGGTATCGGTGGTTTCACTCTATCAAGTGGCACCATTACTGTTAATGGCACGCTGAAGGTTACCAATATCAACATCAATGGCACTATTGGTGGATCTTCCAACTATACTATTCCCAACATGAGTGGGCAAAGTGGTAAAGTCCTGACCACTAATGGCACCAATCTTCAATGGACTACAGTTTCAGGCACTTCAGGTTTCAGATCTATGCAGGTCTGGACATCGAATGGCACATGGAGTAGACCTTCAGGTGTTAAATCGATTCGCGTCCAAGTAGTTGGCGCTGGTGGCGGGGGATCAGGATTTATGGAAGCAGGTGGCGCTGGAGGCATGTCCGAGCGTGTTGTTGATGTTACAAACGTTTCGTCAGTATCTGTTACTGTAGGTAATCCTGGTGGAGGCACTAATTACAGCGGTTGTGGTGGAACTGGCAACACTTCCTCGTTTGGAGGATATTGTAGTGCCTCAGGCGGATACGGCGCTAATTGTCGTCAACAACACGCTGGTGGAATCGGTGGCAACGGATCTGGCGGGTCCCTAAATGTTTATGGCGGTGGTGGCACAGGTCACGGATCATGGTCCCGTTATGGATCATTCACTGCTGGCACATCTTATATGGGAGGATCACAACCTTCTTCCCACTCTAATAGTAACTACGCTCACAACCATCAGTCACACTGTGCATGGGGCGCTGGCGGCAATGGTGCTCGTCACGGCAACCGTGGTGCAAGAGGTCGTGAAGGTGTGGTTTGTGTTTATGAATTCTACGGTTGATATAAATAAAAACGACGGAGTTTCAATCGATCATGGCAAAAGTAGCAATCATTTGTGGTACTACAGGACAACTCTCAGATATCTGTGATGAGGCAGATAAGTTTGAGATCTATGAGGGTCCTGATTCTGATATGAGGTGGATGGAAGTCCCTGACGATGCAACTTATGAGCACTTCATGGTTAATGGTGTAGTTATTCATAAGTCATTGACTGAGGATCTCCGCGAAGAAGCAACTGTTGATAGAATGCTTGCATATGGTGATGTTGGTGAGCAACTTGACATGCAATATAAAGATGCTCTTAATGGCACTACCACATGGAAAGACCATATTGCTAATGTAAAAGCATCGACAACAAAACCCAGCACTATTCCTGAGTTTGTGCCTAATCCTAAGCACACGCAACTCGAAGGACGTAAAGCAT